GTCCAAACCATTTGCATGACCTCGACGCTGCCCATTCCGACCTCGGAGTTGCGCAGCATGATCCCGTTCGCCATGGCGTCACCTATCGCTGGCTCGGCCACCTGATTCTCGGATTTGAGGCGCATATAAAGACGGGAGTCGGTGACAGTCCCGTTAACGATTTTCCAATTCGCTTCGCTTTCCATCAATTGCGGCAGCGCGGCTTGCACCAAATCGACATTGTCGAACGTCTTAAACTTATCGCTGACAATGGCGCGGACTAGCGGCTGATCGCCGTCAAACGTGCGCAGCATTTTGCTTTTCGGTTCGTTTACCAGAATCTTGTTGATCAGGTTGTCGAATTCTGGCGCGTAATTTTCATTATCGCGTAAGCGGCGAGCGGTCCGAACATCGATATCGCAATTGCTTGCCAGTTGCTGAAATGCAATTTCGTTGGTCGTGAATTGCTGGGTCGGCATGCCGCCATTCGCTTCGAGAACGATATTGGTGTTGCCGTCGCGGGTTTGTACCTGTAACTGATCGGTCGGGGCAATGTAGTCGGCTTTTCGGCTAGCTTGCTCGCTGATCTGTCGCAAGATGTTTTCCAGCGTTCCGTTCGCATTTTCTAAAGTAGTATTTAGCATAATCACATTTTCCAATTGTGGGGCGTGCGGCTCGCCCAAATATTTACCGCATGCGAATAGTCTCATATATGCACGCAAGTGCAATGGTTTTTTTAAAAGTTTACGCGGCAGCGCGTAGGATGATGTTCCCGTCCACAACGAAACCAGAATCGTCGTGTAGTGCTGGGCCTTTAGCAGTCAACCCGACGACGACCGGACCGGCCATCACGTTATCCAAATCGGACAGATCACCATCAATAACCGGTCGGCCAAGGTATTCGCTCGGCATCGAATTTTTAAAAACTACTGCGACGGGGACGCCAGTGGGCAGCGCGGCGGCTACTTGTTTCTGGTACTGCGGTCGGTCGCTGTAGGAAAACATTAAGCGATAGTTGTCTAGAGTGTTGCCCAATCGCTTCGCTTGTTTGGTGTAATCATAGAAAAATAGATCGGGGAATTGCTGCGGGACGCCATGCTTTTCCCATGGTATGTCACTGAGCACATTCAGCCGAACAACACCTTGCACGTTTTGCTTATCGCAAAGCTTTTTAAAGTTTGCCAATTCACGGGTGAGTTGGGCGAGGAATCCAGATTGATCGGCGTGCCAGTAATCCGTCTTTGCTTGGCGGGCAATGTTGACACTGTCATACACTGCCGCCAATCCGGCTTCCTTCAGGCAGGCTTCCATACAATTCGCTGCTTTACTACCGGCGCAAATAATATGGTCCGGCATCATGCTCAGGCTCGCCATGCGGACCGGTTTCGTAAAATGGCTATTCGGCTTTTTCTGGGTTTTCTTTACTTTCGTGTTCGTGGCACGGGTATCTAAAAGTTTCATCGTTCGCATCCTTTTTTATAGGTGTATGCGAACTATCTCGTATCCGGCCATAAATATCAACAGCGGGTTTATCGTTTTGTTTGGTCAGTTTTTGCACGACGCTATCGGTCGGCTGCGGGCCTTTCTCAAACCAAGATAAAATTTTAAAAAGTAGCCAAGTCACAACAGTTTCCTATGGGATTTCTCGCAGGCTAACAATAGGCCGACGCGCACTGTCAATCCTTAATTCACGTTCCTATATAGTCTTTTTTAAGAAATAAAAAACAAAACAAAAAAAAGTTCCCGAAAAGTCCTATGTAGTTACGGCTTTTTTGCTTCAGCCCGTAACGCCCTGAATTACGCCGGTACGCCAACGGTACGCCTGAAAGCCCCGTCCTATAAGGGCTGTACCGCCGTACCGCCTGTACCGCCATTTTTCATTTTATTTTTTACTAAAAATATTTTTCCTGAAAAGTACTATATAGAAAGCGATTTTTTGGCCCAAGCGCCGCGAACCGCGTTACGCGACCGATCACTCGAACATATTTTTTTGCAGATTGACGACTTTGTTGTCGCGAATCCCATACCGTCGAATGGTGTTATGGACGGTATTGGCGTTCAGTCCGAGTTTTCTGGCGATGTCTGTCCCTCGCATTTTGTTTTGGTGCAGGGACAGGATTTGCAGTCTCACTGCATCGGTGAGGGGTGCTGACGGTTTTTTCGGTGGATCGCCGAGTATTGGGTTTGATCTGCCTCGCGGCAGTTGTTTGGCTTTGTCTTGTGCGCGGATCGCGGCTAGGAATTTGTCTGTCATTCGTCGCCCTCAATCACTTGGATGCACCGTTTGCATCGATCAGGGCTATCACTTAGCAGGAATTTTGCTATGGGGATCACTCTGTCACTGCCATTGCCGCAGAGCGCGGCCACCCGCCCGAGCATCTGGGCGTGTAGCCGTTCGACACTGGTCTTGCCGCTTGGCTTTTTAAAACTGAATCCGGTCATTCACTTTCTCCGTTAATAAAAAAGGGGCCGAAGCCCCTGTTGGTTTAGACCCACTCCCCGTCGGCCCAGATACGCAGGCTTGTGTAGTGGCCCCCTGCTGCGTTAGTTCCTTCCTCAAGCGCGTCGAAGATGCCTGCCTTGCTGATCTCGAAGTCGAGGCGTTCGATATCTAGGTCTTCGTATCCTTCTTCGATTAGCTCTTGCTTCGCCTGTTCAAGATACTTGGCGGTGGCGTATTGGTATCCCTCGCCAGTATCGATTCGATATAATTTCATTAACTATCTCCAAGTTGTGGGGGCCGAGGCCCCTGTTTTTAAATTTTTACTTCTGCGTGAAGCTTCTTCGCTATCGGCCTGCTTCCCATGTCATAAGACTCTGGGAGCCTGCCGTCTTCGACTGTGGCGTAGTCGCGGTCGAGTAGACCGTCATCTTCATCGCCCCAGTAGGATCGAACAAGTTCGATGAACTCGCCCTCTGCGTAGTTGCAGTCGCGGTGAGCTTCTGCGTAGGTTTCGTACTCGTAAAAATCGCCGGAGCGATCATCGGGACCATCGCATTCCACCCACACCCACCACGTGTAGACGATAGATTCGCCTTTTTTCATATCACTTTTTCCAAGTTGTTAAAGATCTGGGTTGTTCCACGTGGAACATTGCCCCCGACAAGGTATTTCCCTAGTCGGTATGCATATTATCCCATACCCAACTTTTAAAAGATACTCCCAGTTTTTAGACATAACTTAGACAAGCGGCTATTCTTCGCAGATTTTGCAGACCTCGAAGAAGTAAGGGCCGTCTTCGTCCTCGCCGGACACTGCTTCGAGTTCGATGTCGGGGTGTTTTGGGCAGAAGGTTGCGTCCGGCAAGTTCCACGGTGCGCGGGGATCGCTCCGCTCGGCGTCTTCGCGGTCGATCATACCGGCCCCTCTGCCGGTGCTTTATTACCTGCTTTTATTTTCCCCGCGATCCGCTTATCTCGTTTTTCATTGAGTACTTCGTTTGGTTGCAGTATCGGACCTTTTTCCATTTGCTCAGTCAGTACTTCCTCGACCGCATCTTGAACGTCTTTGAGCAATGCCGCCTTGAGGTGTTTCGATGCATCGAAGACCACTTTCTTCCGCGCCTCGTTTGCCATTTTAAACTCTGCCTCGGAAAAACCTTTGATCGGTCGCGCGTCACCGGCTTCATCAATTTCAAAAATCTTGGTTTCTATTAAAGCGGCTTTGATCACTTCCTCGGTGATCTTTACGGCGATCTCTCGTTTCAAGGTTTTGTTTATGCGGTGGATTTCTTCCTCCACGCGAGTGCGTATGTACTTTTCGGTCTGTTTCATCTTTTTTCCAAATTAGTGTTGCATCGGTAAGATAACTCGCATATCCTCGCATTTCAACTTTTATTGGAGAAAGTGATATGACGACAGTAATGGAATACCTCCGAAGCTATCTGGCCGACTTGGAGGGCGCATACGGCGTCAATGACAAGCGTCTGGAAAACCTTAACGCGCACACAAGTAAAACGCCTTTCTTTAACACTCACGAAGAAGCAGAAAGCTACCTCGAAGGACTGCGGTCAGTTGTGGAGGCGTTAAAAGATGCATAAAGACGCCAAGAAAATCGCACGTCGTATTGACTTAGCGTTCGCCGCGCTCCGCGATAAGGGGTTCTTTGCCAAGGCCAACCATACCTGCTGTCAATCCTGCGGGCTGGCTGATATCCCCGAAGACAAAGAAATGGCTTACGTTTTCTATCACATGCAAGACGCGGAGCGTTTAAAAGATGACGGCGTTTGCTATCTGGCGTGGGGCGGCAAGGTCGGAGAAAAATTTGGTCATACCATTTGCGACACGCTTCGTTCAGCGGGCTTGGAAGTCGATTGGAACGGTAGCGAGCACACCCGAATCGCAGTTACCGGTTTTGCGTCTAGCGCCAAGAAATGGGACGTGACCATCGTTCAGACCAGTGTCGTGACGGGCATATCTGCCAAGACAGAGCAGGAAGCGGTCCGCAAAGCGCGAGACGACGCCAGTTGGTCAGACCACGTGATCGATGTGCAAACCATAGCGTCTGCGACATGAGAGCGCAGATAACTTTGAATTTTGACGAAGACGAGGCGGAGCAGGTGGTAACGCTGGTTCTTGGTCTTGATGAACGGCTGTCTTTTATGGAGCAGCAACTTGAAACTTTGTTGGAGAAAGTGAATGAACTTGAGCATGGACAAAAGTCCGGAAAACGCCGAAGAAGCCCTGTATCAGGGGCTGGTGATGCAGCTACTTCCAAGAGCGTGGAGTGAATCTGAGCGAAGTGAGCTTGAAGATATCGTTCGCAAGCTTGAAGGTAG